GTCACTTTTTACCGGAGGAATTTTATTTTTGTCACCGGTTCTGATCTAATGAAATTCATTAGATAATTAACTTTACACAAAATCTGAAGGCAGTGTCATCATATGATATAATATAATAGAAATTGTCACCACTTTCTTAATTAGAGTACGCGAGTCCACCCATCCCACTCATTACACGCAGCACATTGTAATTCGTGGCATACACGCGTACCTGCGAGCTCGTCGCCGTGCCTACCGCGTTGTTGGACACCGTCAGCAGCAGTGTCGTGTTGTCAATGCGCGACAAGTTGCATGTGCCGCTGGGCTGGTGCTGCTCAGGGGAGAGCGCGAAGGAATACACGTTGATGCCAACCGCCGGCACGTTCGTGTGGTGCTGGTAAGGCTGCACCAAGTTGAAGTAGTCGCCCTCGCGGACCGTGAAACGGTCGTGGCCGTTCAGCTGGATCAGGGCCGTCACTACAGGGTTGTTGCCCGCCATGCCCTCTACGCGCGTCACGGAGTAGCCTGACTCCAGGGCCGAGCGGTCCCACCAGTCAGAGTAGTTGAACGGCTGCTGGCCCTTCCAGGGGTTGATCGTCGCGTCATCGCACGCCACGAACGAGTCGCGCTGGACTACCCACACAAGCTCCTTGCAAGGGTGGTTGAAGTTCAGCTTGAGCTTGTTGGAGCTGGAGTTGATGGACTCCGCACCAGTGAACTGCAGGACATCGATCAGGTACTCGTGGCTGACCTGGGCGAACTTGCGGCGCTCGTCCGTGTCCAGGTAGATGTAATCTACGTAGAGAGACGCCGCCACCAAGTTTGAGGAATTCACGCGGTCGCGGATCACGTGCGTGTTGGCATTCACGGGGGCAAAGTCCCACATGAGGTTCTGGAGGTCGTTGAACTGGAGATTGATGCGGACCTCGTGGTACTGGAGCGCGATCAGCGGCAGCGCCAGGCCAGGGTTGCGGCAGAACCAGAACTGGAGAGGGATGTACAGCGTGTACTCGGGCGCGCATCCCAGCAGCTCTGAGGACGCGTTAGGCTCACCACCCGCACACGTGTTGTCGCAATCCTCACCACCCTGGACGATCAAGTTCGTCAGCTGAGGGATATTGCCAACCATCTTGGCATAGCCGCCCTGCTTGCCAGGCTCCTGCGTGAGCTCATTCCAGATCTGGAGCCAGTCACCGTAGTGCTTGTCAATGCGCTGGCCGCCAATCTGCAGCTCAACCCAGTCGACCAAGTTGTGACCGACCCAGTTGAGCCAGCGGAACTGCGCACCTGAGCCGTCGGCCGCCTGGAGCTTCACCGCGGGGAGCGTCGCCTGGAGGTACATGCGGTAGATCAAGTCGCCGTTGCGCTGGATCGTGCATGTTACCTGGTTACCGAAACGAGGGTTGCCGTTGAAAGGGTTCTCAATCGACTCCATCGCGAAGTTCGTGTGGCGGCGATACACGGCCTTGAAAAATGTGATCTGCGGGTTTCCCGTCAGATATACGTCCTGCGCGCCATAAGCTACAAGTTGCATAAGTCCACCTCCCGTCATGTTATACTCATCTCACAGAAAAAAATTTTTCAAAATGTGTTTTTTTTGAAAAAATCCGAAACTTTACGAACTTTACGAACTTTACGAAAATCTATAAATATTACGAACCTCTATAAAGTCTTAAAATTACTAAGGACCCGGGGAGATCCGATTTCCTACTTAGAGGAAGGAATTAGTATATAATGGGTTTAACCTTAACTTTCTTATCATTATATACCCATATTTCATACTTATACCCAGCTTTTACAGTTGCTAAAGCCTTATCTTCTACATTTCCCTTTTTGAGTTGAATTGTCCATTCAGATTTTATCTCTATAATTTTGTTTTTCTGATTTAATAAACAAATCGGGAAAATATACATGTTTCTTATCATTTATAAAGTATTCAATAGTTGGAACATTATGTTTGCCACTTCCAATATCATCTTCTTCGAAACAATGTCCCCACGGGAACATTGTTATTTCGCCAACCCAAAGGTTTGGGCTGTACTAATTCATCTAATGCCAATTTCTCATATACTTGATACTTTAATAAATTCCCGCTTGGAAGCATGTAATCCTTAAATTTGTAACAAGTTTTCTCAGACCTGGCCTGAACTTCTACATTTTGGTTCAGATGTCCTCCATATTTTTCTGAACAATGCTTTCAGCCTAGTGAAGATACTTTGCAAAGCAAAGTTCTGAACAATTCTGTTTCCACTTGTCTTGGATTTCTACAGATGTGTTCCATATTTTACATCCCAATCTGCATATATTTTTTCTTTAATATCTTCAACTTGAAAGACATTGCTCACTCCATAACGTTCCATACACGTGTCTTTACATTTGTCAGCTTTTTTCTTTAATGAACATTTATCATAATATGGATATCTATAAATATTTAGCATCTCGAGCCAGGCCGTTGTCCTGGCTCGAAACGTTTCACTGTCCCCACGAGAACACCGAAACCGAATTCGCATCCTCTGGTTATACTCCTCTAACACATTTGCATCACCATCCTTAAGAATCTCTTGTAAAAATTCGCGTGTATATTTCATTTTATTACAAATACCCCACTCTACTAGCGTAATCAATTTTCTACATTACAGGATTCTTCCATAATGATGTGAATCCATTGCAAACATGCTCATGCCTTATTTTCCAAGTCTTCCCATCTTTTTGAGTTGTTAGAATGAAATCTTCTTTCTCATTGCAAGTAAATCCAAAATACTCTTCAATAGCGCGAATAACCCCGCGACTATTGTCCCAATTACCACCATTTACCCCATTTTTACGGCAATAACCTTTTCCATCAATATGAGTATCGTGCAACATTACTAATGCAGTTTCAGCAAGAAGGGGAAACCAGTGCTTAATTTCTTCAACTGTATGTTCATATAAATGCGAACTATCTATAAATAAGACATCTATAGGTTGTTTAACTTGTAATGAATATACCTTAGAAAATTCAATGTCATCCATTCTTACAAAATTACCATTATGAATTTTTGAATAATCAAACCCAGCAGGAGGTTGTACATCACAACTTATAAGATAAGAATTATATTCTTTATTTACAAGATCAAAAATTTTTGTTGATTGGCCTTCATACACACCAAGTTCTACTATAATTTTGGGTTTCATAGTACATGTTTGAATATACAAAGTATCTAAATGACTAGATAAATCACTGTTTTCAGTATTTGCCCGTTTGATCGCATCACTTAAAAACAGCATTATAATAAATAATTATATACATTCTTTATTTAAACCACTAATACTCTGGAATGGATCGTAGCGTTCTATTTATATTTTCATACAAATCAATATATTGTTTAACAGTTTCAAAATTCTTATGTACAATATCAATATATTTCATATAATAATCTGGTGTAAAGGCTTGCAGTTTTACTAAAAATTCTACTACTGATTCATTCTCTAAAATAATCCATCCTGTTGTATCAAAATACTCAGAAATATTAGGGCATCCGTAATATACAGGAATAGTTTTTGTAATAAGACAATCGCATAGTTTTTCAGTAAAATAATTAGCCTGACGAGAATTTTCAATTACTAAACTAAATTGAGCATCTTTGAATAATTCTATTTTACTGGACCTTACTTCAGATAAATATGGATTATTATTTATTATTGGAATATAATTAGGAACAGTTGCTAATCCTCCAGATAGATAAAATAGTATAGGGATAGATTTAATATGTTGTTGATGAAAATATATTTGATGCCGAAACCGATGCCCAGTTGCCCCAACCTTACAGCCTGTTAAACTAGTTAATAAAAATTTTTTGGATTCAATATTAATTTTTTCAACATCTTCGGGCAAAATCCATGTCGTTCCATATAGATATTTATAAGCATGTTGGTATTTTTGTAAAATAACCTCGTCATATGTTAAAATGAAATCATACTGATTTCCGTATTTTAATAATTTTTCTCTATGAGATACCATAGCTTCTGGTTCAAATTGCATATAAATAGTACGCATATCTAATCTTTTTAGTAAATCGCCAGTTATAAAAGTAGGTTCTTTCGGCTGAATATATTTTTTTGGATCTTCATTGTTATCCG